ACTGCTAAAGAAGCTATGAAGTCCGAAAGCCCAGAAGTTCGGAACGCGGCGATGCGTCAGATTCTCGGCATCTACGTATCAGCCGGATTGATGGCTGGGGTGCAGGGTCTGCCTATGGTGGGCATGCTGATGATGATCGTCAACATGTTCCGCGACGATGATGAGGACGACGCCGAAACCTCCCTACGTAAGTACTTTGGTGAAGGTATGTACAGTGGTGCGGCTAATTACTTGATGGGGGTTAACGTGGCTAGCCGAATTGGCTTAACTGACCTGCTTATAGCTGACACGGGCTATAAGAGCCAAGACGGTGTGCTCTTGTCCGCTTTAGCAGCGGCGGGCGGGCCGGTCTATGGTGTCGGTACCCGCATTGGGGATGGCGTAAAAATGATTTATGACGGTGAGTACCAGCGCGGTGTTGAAAAAATCTTACCAGCGGGCTTCTCAAACGCCATGAAGAGTATCCGCTACGCAACTGAAGGCGCTAACACCATGCGGGGCGACCCCATTGTTGGTGAGATGTCCTATGCAAACGCGGCGGGACAGTTTTTTGGTTTCGCCCCTGCGGATTACACCCGTCAGCTAGAAATCAACGCCAACGTAAAGGGTATTGACCGTTCCGTATCAGAGAAACGTACCAAGTTACTGCGGGGATACTACATGGCTATGCGCATGGGGGATACCGTAGCAGGCAATACCATCATGGAAGAAATTCAAAAGTTTTCCCAGCGCCACCCCGGGGCTGCTATTACTTTGGATACCCTTTTGCGGTCCATGAAACAGCACATGCAAACCAGCGCGACGATGTATCACGGCATTACGCTAAGCAAAGGCATGATGCCCGCACTCATGGCTAACATAGCAGAGTACGAGGGTGATGAGGACGAGTAAAAAGAGCCCCCGGTTTAGTGCCGGGGGCTAATCAAGGAGAACGAAGTGACAGACAACTGTCGCTAGTGATGGTATCACAATTGTCTCCAAACGCGTACCCCCCATTTCCCTACCTCGATACCGGGGCGATAGTGCATAGTCCAGCTCTTTGCAGACGTTACCTCGTGTACTTGCCTAACAAGTTCTAGGGTGTTGATGCACGGTATAAAGACCGAAGCCCCTACACCAAACCTGTCCCACGGGATAACGATACGCACCCCGTCGGGTGCAAGGTCATCAAGTCGAAGTCTGTTTAGTGAAAATCGTGGCGTTTGTAGCCAACTGCTCTTCAGTTTCATCAGTCATAAACCCAGAACAATCTATCACCAAAGTATCGGTGGGTGGTAAGTTAACGTGCGTACCTTTGCCCAAACGTACCTTTGCTTTAATCGCCTTAGTACGCCCAGCTTTTAACTCTTCCACAATACCGCCGTAGTTCAACTGTTGCTTGCCACACCAAGACTTAAACGGTTTAGGTAGTAGGAACAGCTTCTTCACGTCGTACTCATAGCGGGCAACGAACTGCCCTCTTGGGGTGGCGTCCGGAAGGATTAAATGGTCAAGTCCAATCGGTTGCTTACGTGCGTCGTCTGTACTCTTTATGCGTAGCATATTGTTGTAGTTCTCAGACAAGTAGTCGGTAAGAGTTGCCTCAACGTCCACATCCATCTCACGCACTTCTGTGCGTTTTTCTTTCAGCACCTTTACGATGAACTTGACCAGTGCGGGGATATCAAAGTCATGTAGGCCAGCTCGCTTAGCAACAATAGCCCCGGCAATAGTGGTCGATGCTTGCGCGGAGTAGAACCGGTTTTCTGCGGTCAATCCGGCCGCCGCGTCCAGCTTTCGGCGGGTCTCTTCCAATAGCAACTTGACGGCTTCCATGTTGTTGAGCACGTACTGAATAAAGATAGTCCCAGCAAAGCCGTAGTTATCTTTTATAGCGGCGCTGAACACGTCGGTCTCATCTTTTGTCGCGAACTGCACGGGTGTTGCACGGTACTCAAGAATCCGCTGTGCCTCTGCTTGTGGCATAGACTTGTATAAAGAGATCTTCTCGATCAGGCTGGCGTTACCCGTAGAGCCAAACGACATCTTCCACGGCTCGCCCCGCACCCGCTCGACGTTACCTTGAGGCCCCATGCGGTTACGTTGTTGACCACTAGGAAGTTGATACGCCCAGTCCGACAGGTCGCTCGGCTTGGTGTTGGTCATCTCATCCATGTACCCTACGATGTTCTTGTACACCTCGGCGCGGTTCATCTTTGAGTTAAACGTGTCGCGCTCTTGCATTACCAGCAGGTCGGGGACGCCCCACACCGATGCACCGGCGTACATAGCGGTCGTCTTACCTAGACCAGAGCCCGGGCTGTAGACGTGAAACACACATGCGTTGATTGGCTGAAACTGCATCAGCGCCGAGCCAAACGTCAGACACGCCATGTACTGGTGCAACTCCATACCGGGGCGGTTGTAAAAGTTAAAAGTATTTCTCCAACCCTCGTACGTACCTCTAGTCTCAAAGATCGGAAACAACAGTCTAGTTGACGCCGACGGCGCATTGATGTCGATCCGGTCTTTAAATATTTCCTTGTTACCCATCACGAACGATTCGTTGCCGGGGGTCCAGCCAAACTGCCTACGAGATTCCGTGGCCTCTGCTGTGAACTGTAAATTGTTAACCCACTTCATAAGATACTCCTGTATTGCGCCTACATTTAAAACTGCTACCCCGTTCTGGGCTACATACTTACGGCACTCGTCTTTAGTCCCTATAGCCGCCAACGGTATCGTAAATTCCCGAACACCATCGCGGGGTAAATGCAACCGTAGCACCAAAGACTCTCCAAACTCGGGGTCATGCAACCTACGCACGACATACAAGTCATTGGCATAGATCAGTAGGTCTTTGGGTTCGTCGTCGTCACCCTTACCGCGCATAAACACGCCGCCGTTTTTCCCGCGAAAATATGGCTCCGGGTATTTCGGTATGACATATGTGTGCGGGTTTGGGTCACCTGTACCAATCGCCGGTTGGACTACGATATTGTCTTCTTCGCTGGCCTCAATAACCTCACGACCTAACGCAATCGGCGATTTGATCTTCCCCCAGTGTGAGCAGTCTTGGCATACGCCGGGGCGGTACTCATCAAACCTCGCGCACAGGTACGGACCTTGGATACGGTTGGCCTTCTCTTGCGTAGCGTAGGGGTCGTAGTCTGGGTGTTTAGAAGAAATCTTGTGGATGGCCTTATCAGCATCACTGCAAAACTTAGCAATAGATAGCCCAGCGCGCCATAGCGGTTCTGAGATATTCTCTTGGTTGGTCAGCACTTCGCCGATTTGAGCGCATCCCTTACCCGCGGCGGTTTTAATTACGATGGTCCGAAACCGGCTTTCGTAGTTACCAGCTAACGCATCCATAAACGGGTCAGGCCCACGTGGTGTGTACTTACTCGCGGGTAGTGGTAAGTCTGGCGCATGGCTATCGATAATAGCTTTGAACGCCTCAAACGATACGGGCTCACTGAGTGAGCCTACAAGTACCACAGGGTTAGGTGGAGTATCTTTGTAATTGTGCGTGCCGGGAACGCGTAGGATACGTGCGGCGTCAGAGGTTACGGCTGGGTCAGCGCGCATGCCCTTAACTCTGCACAACGCCTTAAAGTCTTCGGCTACTGGCACCCACATCTCACGTGAAACAGGTTTGACCAGCGGCCAGTAGGCGTGTATACCCCTGCCAGAATTAACCAGCGTCGGGCGGGGTAGTTTTGTTTGTTTGCAAAAAGTTCTCAGCGCCGCCAGTGCGTCAGTTTGAGAGTCGTATTCTTTTGTCGGCCCACAATCTAAATCCAGAAAGAACGCGCGTAGTTGTTGTACGTTAGGCGCTTCTCGGGACCCTGCCTCAGTAAACGTGCCCAATGCGTAGAACGCGTCGTAGCCTTCACCATCAAAATTGTGGGCGGCATCAATTACAGATTCAATGGAGTCATAGAACTTCTGCACTCTGCGCGAGTCGGTTGGGCGATTAGCCCATACACAGTAGTAACCATCATCTCCAAGGACTGCTTCTAAAAATGTTTTAGTGTCCATAGCCGCCGATGTTGTCGAAAAAAGCAGGGGTGGGTAGCTAGCCCACCCCCCATAAAGTAAAGGTTAGTCGTCCCACTCGTCCACAATATCGGACAGGTCAGACTTCTCCTCAACTGCGGCGGCAGTTTTCTTTACGACCTTCATAGGCTCAGGAACTTCTTCCTCGTCGGCTGGCGCAGGTTTAGGTACGGCCTTGGGCTTCTCGGCTTTTGGGGCTTCTACAAACAAGCTAGGTTTAGCGACTCCGGCGGGGATAACGCCATCCATCTGTGACACATTAAGCGTGACGGCCTTAATGGTATCGGCATGATCTTTCATCTCAATCATGTTGCGCAACTCAGCTTCTTCCAACGGACGGACAGCCTTGAACACCAGTTTTGGTGTGGGGCTAGATGTATCAAAGCGCATTTCGGTCACGATACTCATTGCATGTGTGTTGTGTGCCTTGAGGTATCGACCGTAGGCTTGTAAGCCCATCTTGCCCTTCTCAGCATCACCAAACACAGACGTAGCTGGCAGGGTCAACTGGTAAACAGCAGAGCCTTCTAAATCACCTTCTAACATAAGTGCCGTGCGTTGTTGGAATCGGCATGCACGACCTTCGCCAGACGAGGCGGAGCCACGGATATTTTGTTTGCAGTCCATGCAACGTGCCGCCTGTCGTTGGTCTTCTGGCACCTTGGGGTCAGGTGTTTGGGTATCGCTAGACCAGCACACAGGCTTAACCACTTCACCTTCGTTATACGCACCTGCAAAGAACATACGGCTAATGGGCGCGGCGTTAATAAGCACGACGTTCATAGCGCGCTCTTCGTTCACGCGTACTTCTTTGCCGCTTAGAATTTCACGGAATACACCACCTTTGATGCTGATGCGGCGATTTGTAGCACCGCCGGACGAACCGGCTAGTGTGTCAGTCAAGTTATCTTTTACGTCGCCCAACAAAGCAAGGGCGGCGGCGTTCTTAAAAAGGGACAGTTCAGACATAATTTTCTCCTTGGGTTAAATATCTTCTTCGGCGTCAAAATCAAGTTCAAGTTGGTTTGGGTCAACCGCATCAACTAACTCAACAGGTTCTTCTTTTGGTGCGGTGGATAGTGCGGCTACCACCTTGGAAACAGAAAAGCGGTAGGTGTTACCGATCTTCAGGTAGGCATGTTTTGGGATATGCCCCTGCCGCACCCATGCACGTATGGTTGATACGGATACTGAAAAATGTTTAGCCAATTCTTCGATTGGCACAAAAGGTTCGCTCATTACTTTCTCCTTACGGTTACGCTGTATTCGCTATCCACGTTTAGCCCCGGTGGTAGCAGGTCGGGGTTGGCTTCCAAGAACTCTTTAAGGTTGGTCTGGTGCAAGCGCTCATGCAGAAGCTGTGGTACGTTGTGTTCGACCACGAACTTCCCCATAGACTCCCAATCGTTTGTCCAGTAGTTCCGCTTTGTTGTGCGGAAGAACAAGCCTTCGGAAGTCTTAACGCTGTCCAGATTTTCACTCTTGCAGTAGGCTAGCAAAGCAGACTTGACTTTCGCCATCTTGTCTTTGAGCACCTTCTCTTCGGCATCGTACGCTTGCCGCTTTTCAGTCAGCGATGCGTTCATCTTCAAGTACGCTTTGACCAACTTATCTGTTGGCACTCTTGGCGCTGTTTCTTCAATCATTTCGTTCTCCAGTTGATGTTGGAATCTATATTATAGTGGTTAATTCTCCTTTATTCAAGTATTTCTTTGTAAAGGTCAACTATTTTTGAGTGTACGTCTATTTTGTTATCTAATAACTTGTAAACGTGTCTTTCAGCAGGTGACCCGGCTAGCTGAACTACTGTGGACGGGTGACGTTGCCCCGAGCGGTGCACCCGAGCGTTGGCTTGGGCATAGGTTTCTAGTGACGGTGTTGGCCCCCACCAAACCACGGTGTTTGCGGCGGTAAGCGTTACCCCATGCGCGGCGGCTTGTGGTTGTATAACCATTACGCGGGGGTCTTCTGTCTCTTGGAAGCGCTTAAATATGTCTGTACGCCGAGCCACTGGCACGTCACCGTTGATGACTTCGGTGGTTATCCCGTCGGCAATCAGCTTTGCCGTTAAGATACTAATCACATGCTTGAACGGCACAAAGATCAAGACCTTCTGGCTGGCCTCTTCGATAACTTCTTTCAGCACCTTGTAGCGGTTGCTGATGTCAAACTCTAACGTCTCGCCCGTGTCGGAATACACGGCCCCGCAACTGATTTGCAGTAGCTTGCTCATGTTAACGGCGGCGTTGATAGACGTGACTTCTTCACCGGCTGCTTGCACAACCATCTGTTTCTTTAACAAGTCGTAATACTTCTGCTGTTGCTTTGTAAGTTCGACTTGGCGGTTTACGTACGTCATTTCCGGTAGGTCTAAGCACTCGTCTTTGGTGTAGCGTAGCGCTGGTTGTAGGGCTTGAAAGACGGCCTGAGTTGCAGTCTCTTTGGGTATCCATCGGAAGTTTGTCAGCTTCACCATAACTTGGTCGCGGAACGCTGAGAAGAATCGTGGTATGGCTTGTGGGTTAACCAGTTTTGCCAGCCCGTACGCATCCAACGGGGACTGCGCCGCTGGTGTGCCGGTAAGCAGCCACAGCCATGTATCGGGTTTCAATAAAGAGTTCAAAATTTTCCAACGTTTAGTCTGAACGTTTTTATACGCGTTGGCTTCATCTACCACAATTAGGTCAAACCCTCCGTTGGCAATTTCATCTGATACCAGTTCCACGCCGTCAAAGTTGATAATGATAAATTCGGCGTTGCCTTTGATGATTGCGCGGCGCTTGTCCTTGGCACCGTATGCGATGTCAACAGACCGGTGCATGGCAAGCTTAAACAAGTCAGCGCGCCACGCCGAATCCATGATAGATAGGGGGCAGATCACCAGTACACGCTTGATTCGGCGTTGCTTGAGCAGGTAGTCAGCCGCCCATATTACAGAGCCAGTCTTACCCGTACCCTGCTCGTTAAAACAAAATGCGCGTTGGTTTAGGGTAAGGAACGCAGAGGTGGCCTTCTGGTGGTCAAATGGTTTGTACTGGCCGGGCCAGTCGTACGTCCCAAGGATGGGGGAGGGTATGCCACGAATCTTCAGGTTACGTAGCACCTTGGCTTCATCTAAGCCCCACTTAACAAGTACTTTGTTATTGGGTAGTTCTTTGCTTTTTGGTATCACCGTGGTCACTCTTTGTGGGTGACGCAACGTAAGCAACAGTGCCTTGTTATTGATTATTTCCACTTCGCGCTTTCGTTTTTGTAAAGCCCAGTAGGTAGGAAGCGGTGTGCGTCCTACCTACATATATCTATTAGTGTGTCAGTTCCCAACGGGAGACCATATAACATTTCGTTGTGCTGACTGGTGTAGTTTAAAGGGTAAAAAACGTAACGCCCCGGTCGCCCCACCCACACCTTACGGACGACCTATTTCCAATACTCTAGTTCAAGACTAGATGCACGTCAAGCGGGTTTCTTCCCGTTGCGGCTACGATTTTTTGCTTGGCTGACAACGCGTACACCGTCTTTGTTACTGCCGCCCTTGGACAGTAGTTTTAGGTGGTCAATGTCTTTGCCTTCGCGCTTATCAGCCTTACCGTTACCGTTGGCGTCCTTGCCTTCTTTATCCATCTTACGACGGGCGCGTTGGCGCTCCATGCGGGCCTCAAACGTAGGGCTACCTACAGGTGCGTTGACCTGTTTCTTGCGGTCTTTGGGGTTCTTGTATGGCATATCAACTCCTTCCGTTGTGCGGGCAACTTAGCACCACGCAGTGTTTCTTACATAGTCCTGATGGGTTGGGGTTCCACACGTCGGTCTCATATGCACGGCGCATGCGTCCATGGTCGCGTAACCACTTCTCCCACATCTTTGGTTCGTCATCCTTAGAGTATGCCGCTTTTGGGAACGCTTTGGCAATAACAAAAAGCAATGCGCCCTTCACGTTC